GGCGGCCGAACTGGCTGATCGCGTCAACGATGCCCAGCGCGCTGGTGGACTTCTGCAGCGCCATGATGCGCAGCAGAGACAGCACCGTGCGGTTGCCGTAGAACGCGGCGCGACCCATGCCCAGGTTCGGGATACGGTCGATGGCGCGGGCCATCAGCTTGATCAGTTCCGTCGCGGCGGTCGACGCCTGCGTGCCGGTCAGGCCCACCAAGTCGCTCACGTCGATGTTGCAGATGCGCACGACGTAGCGCCAGTCCTTGACCACCAGCCCGTTGTCCCACTGGTACAGCGTGCGCAGGGCTTGGAAGTAGTTGCCCGACGCGTCAGGCACCGACTCTTCGCCCAGGTCTTGGTGCTTCAGACCGGCGCTCGAACCCTTCGGGAACGGGCAGAACACGGTTTCTTCACCCCACACCACCAGATACACCGAAGTGTTGTCCGTGCTGGAGCCGCCCGCGTCGATCACGTTCTGCGCGTTTCCTGCGCCGCTGATCGCGCTGTAGCGGGTGGCCAGACCGGTGAAGGTCTTCGGATCCACTCCGGGGTTGCCGTAGAACAGCGTGTCGGCCATCGTCTGGTTCATCGCTTCCAAGAAAGCGGTGTCCTCGGACAGGCGAAACGCGGCGGTATTGCCGTTGAGTTGCGCCAACTTCACGTCGATGTGCGAACGTGCTTCCATCATGCCGCAGGCTTCATCGACCTGCGCCGTGGTGGACTTGCTGGTCGGCACACCAGCGTTGATCATGCGCCAGTAGACCGTGGGCAGACCGGTGCGAATCACGACGCGGTGACCGGTCGGCAGATTGCCTTCCTTGTACACGGCGTCTTCGAGGATTTCGTTGGTCTGCGAAAGCATTTCCGCGACGGCCGGAACGCGGCCATCGGGGTCGAGACGTTTCGCCCAATCGGCGAGGGTCAGTTGACCAGTTGCGAGAGTTGCCATGGTGTTTCTTCCTTCAGTTCATGTTGGGATACATACGCTTTTCCAGCGGCACGCCAGTGTTGGTTGCGGCAGGGTTGCCGCCCTTCACGAACGTGTCATCCGAAATCGCCTTGCCAGCCTTGAAAGCGAAGCGAATGAATTCAGGGTGGTTGCCCATCCCGCTCGTGTTCAGCAACGTCTTCAGTTCCGTCGAGCCAAAGGCATCAATGGCTTTCTTGGCAACGGCCAGGTTCGCTTCGAGGTTGTCGCCTCCGAACTCCTTGTCAGCCCTGCTTTGATCAGCCCAATCCTTGACCACCTTCGCCGTTTGCTCGGCTTGCCGCTGCGCCATCTTGATGGCGATGTCGGCGATCCGTTGCGCTTCGGCTGCGGGCAGCTTCAGTTCCTTGGCCAATGCAGAAAACTCGGCGGTGGCGTCACCGTCAAGCTCCACACCCTCGGGCGCTTTGAACTCGTACGACTCGGGCACGTCAGTGCCTTTGCCTTCCGAGCCTGGCTTCGACTCGCCGCCTTCGGCCTTGGTGCCGTCAGCACCAGAGCCATCGGCAGGCTTGCTTTCACCTTGTGCGCCGTTGGTCAACAGCGATGCCGGGTCGGCAGCGCTCGTTGTCGTTGTTGCAGACGCGCCGCTGGCAGGGGCCGTAGCCGGTGCGGTTGTTGCGGGCGCTGCGGTTGTTGCTTCTGGCATGTCATTTCACCTTGTGTTCGTTGAGCATTGCAATGTGTGCGTCGGGGCAGTGGTCGATGATGCGGGCCTGTACCTGAAGACCGATGTTCCTGGCCCCTTCGCGGAACGGCATGTTCGCGTCGCAGGGGTAGGAGGTTCGGTACACGCCTGCGATCTCCAGAAGCCACCAGACGATGCGACGCCCCCTTGGGCTGGACATCAGCCATCTGATGTCATCAATCGCGGTCTTCTTCGCGTCTTCCAGCTTTCGCCGTTGTGCTAGTTCTTGCGCATTGCTTGCTCCCTCGTCAAGGTCGTCGTTCATAGTGCTACGGAATGTATAGCAGCCGATTTGCGTTATCCGCTCAAGTCTTTCCCGTCCTCACCGGCAGGGGATGGAATCAGGCTTGATGCTCAGTGCAGCAAGCACCCCACACCGCAGGCTTGCCATCCACCTTGAGGACATCGACGTAGCCTTCCGCCTCCAGCGTGCGGGCCTCGGCGTTGTCTGCATTGACCTCTGAGCCTTTCTTGCGCAACACGCCGCCAATGCGGCACTCTGCAATCACTTTGACGGTAATCATGCGTACTCCTTGAAAACACCGTGGAACGCGGCCCACTGCGAGGGGGTCATCACCTTGAGGGTGCCTGCGTTGACAGCCGGAACCACCGCCTCATCCACAAACCGCTTGAGTTGCGAGTAGTACCACCAGCCGCCAAACCCGCCCTGCAGGCTTGCGCTCGGAGGGTTCGGGTTGCTGCCCTGCCCTGGCGACAGACCGTTGTTCACAGGCACGTAGGCCGCGTTTGCCGGATCGGTGTCGTCAAGGATGTAGTGCCCATACGTCCACAGCGATTCGCCGCGACCGATGGCCCCGGTGAGCTTGTCCTTGACGTACTGCAGCGTGGTCGCGGTGGATCCGCTGCCCATTTCCACCGAACCGACGTGCAGCGGGTTTACCAACCCCTGCGCCTCGCTGAATGTCTGCGTCCCGCCCGTGGAGCCACGGAACACTCGGATGCCTGCCTCCCGGCAGATGGCGGTGTTCAGGTCGTAGTGCGGCACGCTGTTGTTAGGCCATGCGCCAATGTGCGCCGCCCGTTGCCAGCCCTCGGCCTTGATGTACTGGGCGATGTCTTTCAGTTCGTGGCGCAAAAGGGCTTGCGTCGTGCTGTCGTCCGTCTGGCACACCTGTGCAACCAGCGTGGACAGGAGAATCGTTCCGGTGCCTGCGCCGTTTGCGCCTGCTGCGGTATAGGTCGCCGCCGTGGTGGTGGTCGGCGTGACCTCGAATAGCCCATTCATGTCCGATGGCGTTGCCCCTGAAACTCGGGCATAGAACTTTTCGCCGACCGTGTACCCGTGCGCCACGCCCCATGTTGCCGTTACCACGTTAGTCGTGCGCGAAAGCGTGACTGTTGCGGTCGCCCCCGGTTTGGTAATGCCGTGGTTCCACGTGTGATTGAGCGCGTCCCAGCCGTAGGTGTTGTAGAGCGTGTGCTTCCGCTCGTAGTCGGCATTGCCCGCCGCGATCATGTCGTAGATGTACGTGACCGTGAAGTAGCCGGTCTGCAGGTTGTTGGCGGCAAACAGCGGCGCTACTTTCTCGGTCATCGTGTTGTCAGCCGTCCCGGTTCCGGTCGCATCGAAGCCCATCACAAGGCTCGGGAACACCTTGCATCCGCGCCGGAAGGAATCAAGGTACACCACCTGATTCAGCATGCCCACAAAGTTGATGTCGAACCGCCCGATGGGCAGCGTGAAGTCGAAGCCGGTGCCGTTGATGGTTTTTGACATGCCGACCGCAAGAGTGCCGACGCCAGCCGCGCCAGCAGCATCGCCGCCCCACATGCGGCAGGAATTCCAGCCCATCTTGAGGTACGAAGCATCGAAAGAAAACGCCACGTTGTTTGCCGTGAAGGTGCTTGCGTTGTTCAGCGTGACCGTGATGAACTGGCCGGTCACAGGGGCGAACGGCAGGTAAAAGTCCAACTGCAGAAGCTGGTCGGTCGTGTCCATCTGGAGAGACTGTGTGCCCTTGGCAACGCTCGATGTCACGTTGTCAGTGACGGTGATCGCCCGCGTGTAGCTGTGAAAATTGGTGTACGCGGTGCTGAATGCCTCGGTGCAGCCGGTCAGCCCCAGCGTGTTGGCCTGACTGCCGAAGTTGAACAGCGGTTTGGATGGGGATGTGACCTGCACACCAGAACCCGGATAGCGCCCGTTGTCGATGGGGATATTCCTATCCCCTGACACCAGGGATGTGCCGTCAAAGCGAACCAACGATCCCATTACGTTTGGGTTGGCCAGCACGCACGTACCGTTGGCGATCAGCGCTGCGCCGTACTGCGCCGACACGTCAATTGCTTCGCCTGCGCGAAACATCTTGCTCGGGGTCGCGTAGTAGTCTCGGACAAAAGTTACAACCATTTCATTTACCTCCGTACATCTTCTGTGCAGCGCCATCGGCGATGGATGCCTGCGTTGCTTCCATGTCGGTCAACTGGATCGACATGTTCTTGCCTTCACCTTCGCCCACGTCGACACGCACCGACTCGATAACGCCATAGGCGACGATCCGAACGCGCGTGCCGGCCTGCAGGTTGCCGATGCCAAGGCCCTTCACCTGCTCTTCTTCGAGACTCACGCAGGTGCCATACCCGTACCCTGGCTCGCTGGCGGTGGCCAGCGTTTCGTTGGGTTCCTCGGGCGGTCGTTTCAAGCTGATCATTGCGTTCTCTCCTACAGCGGCAGTACCGCGAAATCGAATGGCGTGATGCCGGTGGCTGCCGCGTTGCCGCGCACCGTGAAGCTGCCGTTCGCTGGCGTCACGCGCAGATGCAACAGCGTCGCGTCGGTGCCGCCCAGCGTCACCAGCACAGTGCTTGCCGCCTGAACCAGACTGTTGGTCACTACAACCTGCGTGCCGGCTGCGGCAAAGGCTGCACGGCCTTGCGGCGTGTTCAGCGTCACGTTGCCTGGCGTGCTGCTCTTGTCGACCTTCGTGCCTTCGTCAGCACTCACGGCATGGCCCACGAGGATCAGCGCACGGGCCATCTGGTGGTCAAGCTCCACCACCTGATCGCCACGGTACAGCAGGCTCGCGCCCGCATAGACGTCTCGAAGGAATCGAATCTTTGCCATGGTCAGGCCCCCACTTCAACTGCGGTAGGGTTGCCGTACCCTTGGAACATGCCCATCACGTCTTGCAGCGCGTTGGGGTCGATCTGCGATGCGGTGGCACCGGCCTTGGCGGCTTGCTCTGCCGTGGCTGCAGCCTGCGCTGCCTGCTGCTGCGCGGCACGCTGCTGGCGCAAGGCTTCGCGCGCGTCCTTCGAGCGCAACAGCTTCGGCGCAACGCCCAGGCCGTCCGCGTACTCCGTGATCATTTCGTCGGTGTCGATGTTGTCCCACACGCCCTGGTCGCCGGTCGCGCTCGCAATCGACCCCACAGTGGCGATAAGCCTGTCGTTCGAGCGCAGCGCAACAGCGCGCTGGGCCTGTGCCAACAGCCCGATGTATTCGACATCCAGCACGATGCCGGCCAGCTTCTGCGGGGGCGGCACCAACGCGTTGCCCTTCACCAGTTGGTCGAAGGTGAAGTCGATCAGCGGGTCGAACAGTTCGTTCTGCAGGCGCTCCAGCACTGGCCCCAGCATCAACAGCTTTTCCTCGTGGCGCTCGGCGACTTCCGTGGCGGTGATGCCGCTGCGGTTGTCGTTGGCCATCATCAGGAACAGGTCTTCGAAGAAGTGGCCCTTGATCGCGTCCTTCACCTCCACCATGTCTTCGCGCAACGCCTTGATGTCCAGCGTCACATCGAACAGGGTCTTGATCGCGTTGTCGGTGCCAACGCTGTCGACGAACACCACGCCACCCGGCAACCGGTTCAGGCCTGCATCCTTGAGCGATGCGGGCACCTGCAGCGGGGGCTGGGTCTGGTAGTCGATGGCCTGGCCCTTGCGCAGCTTGCCATGTTGCAGTTCGCGGATTGCGGGCAGCGCCTCGTGGCCGGGGCCGGTGCCGTACACGTCGGAGCCGTTCACTTCCCAGCGGGGCGCGAGCACGTTGAACGCATCGAACCCGCTGTCACGTAGCAGCCCCTCGTGCCTGTCGCTCTGCCCGCCGACTTCGTAGTAGACCGACCTGAACTTCTTGTTCTTGCCGTCCTTCATCGCAGGGTCGCGGTTCTTGCGGGGCTCAACGATGTGGTGCAGGTTGACCCACACGTCCAGCGTGTTGCGGTTGTACAGGTTCTTCACGTGGTCGCTGCAGTTCTCGATGCCAAACTCGTCGACCACCTGGCCAACGGTCATGCTGAACTCGCGCACCAACGCGGTTACCCGGTTCTTGCCGTCCACCGCCAGCGCGTACTCGCCGATTGTCAGCGGCATCATGTGCAGCACGTTGTCGAAGTCGGGCATCATCACCGCTGCCGCAGTGCCGAACGCGCCAAGTTCAAGGTAAATCTGGTGCAAGGTGCGGTACACGTTGCTCGAAGCAAACACCGAGCGCATCTTGTCCTCGGCTTCACGCAGCCAGGTCTTCACCTCGTAATCGTCATCGAGCACAAGGTCGCCCGTGGACAGCCGGAACCATGGGCGCGCGGGGCTGGACATACCAGCCTGCAGGCCAGCGGCCAGCACGCGCAGCGAACGCCGCCCGGTGCTGTCGTTGATCTTCTTGCTGCGCTGTACCTTGTCGCCACGGTTGTGGTCCGATGTCGTGAAGCGCCCAGCCATCGGGGCGATGTAGTCGACCAGTTGCTGCCAGTCGCCAAGCCACGACGCGCGCTCAGACCAGAGCATGGCCTTGCGGCGCATGAGGCGCTGCTTGTCAGTCTCCTGGCGAACGGTGGGGGCTGCGGCTTGGACCATGCGTTACATCCCCAGCAAGGTGGACTTGCCAAGGCTCAGTTGCTTGTTCTCGATGCCCGATGGGCCAGTCAGCAGAGTGCTCGATGCAGCGGCCCCGCCGCCCCCACTCTGCATGTTCTTGCGCGCCGTGGACGTGCTGCCGAATGCGCCTTGCGCAACCTGCTTCGATTCCTGCGGCTTGACCGGCTCAGCGACGGCCGGCATTTTGGGTGATCCACCAAGGCACATAGGCTGCTCCTGTTTCAGTAGCGCCGATGGTATGGGGGCTCGCCGGTCTTATGCGCTCGCCGATGCGTAGGGGTCGTAATCGAGGTGCTGGCGCGCGGCCTTCGCGCCAGTGGCGTTGAACACCCGCCTGGCCTTCGGCGTGTCAAGTTGCGCAAGCAGCACAGCGCTTGCGCAGTCGGGGCTGCGCCCGATGCGGTCGATGATGTCCTCGCGGCTTTCGACCTTGATCCACTTACCGTCCATGCACCACTCGGGCGCGCAAAGGTCTGCAAGTAGCTCTTGGTCTGGCGGCAGCATGATGCCGGTGTCGTTGGCTGGATCAAGCTGTTCGCGCATGCGCCACCACAGTTCGCTGCGCAGGTTCTTGAACTGCAGCTTGCCCGACTTGCCGTGCCAGTACGACTTCTCGCCCACGTTCACGCCGACCGTCTGGTAATGCCCCTCGCGCAGCATGTCGTAGGGGCTGGCCCCCACGCCGATCACATCCACGTGCACGGGCGCATCGTCGGTCAGGTTCGACACCACGGCACCGACCACGGGCCTGCCGGTGGGGGTCGACTTACCTGGCAGCTTGACCAGCTTGTCGTACCAGTTGCCATGGCGCGCAGACAACAGCGTCTGGTCACGGCCACCCCGCGCAACGTCCACACCCATGCTGTCCATTTCACCCTTCGGGCTGCGGCTCCCCCAGCGCAACATCGCGGCTTCGACCCATGCCGTGGGGATCACCTGCCAGATGCTGTCCTCCATGCCGGCTTCGAAGTCGCCGAACAGCATCTGGCTGCGCAGGGGCTCGGGCATCGATTGCAACTGCGCCAGGTAGCCCGTGCCCGACAGGTACGGGTTGTCGCTGATGCGCGATGGAATGAACGTGCGGGTCTGCGGGGTGACGATCTCTTCAGGCCGATAGGCTGAAGGGTCGAAGTCGTACTCGATCTCGCCGTTGACGATCACGAACTTGCGGCCGTCTGCAACCCACAGGTCGCGGCTGACGCCGTTGTCGCCAGGGACCACACCCACGTAGCGCAATTCGCCAGGCGCTGCGCGCTTGCCTGCGAACTTGCGGTCGAGCCATGGCGCAAAGAACTTGATGATCCACCGTCCTTCAGATGTGGTCGGTGGGTTGAAGGTCATCAGCGTTTGGCTGCGCTGCCCTGGCTTCGTGGATCGCACCCAGCCCATCAGGAACCGCACCTGCGCTTCCAAGAAGTTGGCCGCCTCGTCCAACACCAGCAAGTCCTTCGGCCGCCCCTGGTAGCCCTTCTCGTCGCCCAGGTGGGGCACAGAGCACAGTTCGACCTGGCGGTCAGGCATGCGCCAGATTTTGTCGCTGCCGTTGTAGCCGTCGCGCGAGCCGAACAGTTCGACAAGCCGGTCGACGATGGCTGTCAGTTCGGTGCCCTCGCGGCGGAAGATGGCGATCTTCTCGTGCTCGCCGCACACCGCAAGACCGCATGCAAGATCGGTCTTGCCGCCACCGGCCGCACCACCGAAGCCGATCACATCTGCCACGCTGTCATGTGCCAATGTCTGCGGACCTGGCAGTGGCCGCCATGGCACCGTGTCGATGTCCTCGGCAATAAGTTCGCTGATCTCTTCCTGCTCTTCAACGGTCAGGAACTTCAGCAGGTCGCGTACGTCGTTCGGCGTCATGCGATGTCCTTGCGATCACGCGCAAGGGCCAGCAGTGCAGCAATGCGTGATGCCTTCTTCGTTTCGTCCATGACGATGGGGCCGCCACCTGCGCCAGTCACCTCGGTCTTGTCGCCGTACAGCCTGCGCCTGTTGCCCTTGAGCACGAACATCAGCAGGCTGTCGCTGTACTTCGTGATGGTCAGGAACTTCGGCGTGCCGTCAGGGTTCTTGGCCTGCACCGCACGGCCTGTCACGATGTCCAACACCGGCTGGCCGTCCTCGTCGACTTCGAACACCGGGGTCAGCGCACCTTGGTACACGACAGGCTCCTGTACGCCATGCAATGCGCGCGAACGTGCAGCGTGGTCCAGCAGGTCAATGCTGTCTTCCACCGCCTGCATGAAGGCTTCTTCGAAGTCGGGGTCTTGCTTGCGCCTGGCGTTGACGGCCGATGTCGACACGTGTGCCGCGCGTGCGGCTGTGCTGATGACGCCAGTCTCTGCCAGCGCCTTCAGGAAGGCATGGGTCCAGGGGTAGTGTTCCATGCAGCGCACTGTATGCGCCGCATTGCGCGTTAAGCGCTCGGCTTTGCGCGCACCCCGCGCGGCACTGGTGGTTTGCTCTGTGCACCAGCATATGGCCCTCGGCCGTGGATGGCCCTAGAAAGCGTGTAGCGGCTCACAAGGTAGGTGCGCACCATCGCCTTGTACCCGACGCCGTGTGCGTGATCCTGGCGCGCTTTGGCCACCTGTTCAGCGGTCAGCGCTGGTGGCACGTGATGTCGATGCTTCATCTGTTGCCCTTTGCTGGTTTGAATGTTGTCGGGTACTGCGCGCGTATCTTCCCCCGGCAGATGTCGCGCACAGTCGAGCGGCTGATGGTCTTGTCGTCATCCCACTTCTCGGCAATGGCCGTGAACGTCAGGCCTTCCATGTGCAGGTACAGGATCAGGTCGATCTCTTCGTCCGACAGCTTGGCCCGGTGGTGGGTTTCCCCACACCGTTTGCCCTTGTCGTTGTACCCTACCAATTTCATCTGCAAACTTTCGCATGTAACGCTGTAATGCTGTAATGCTTCTTTTCGGTAGCGTAGGTATATATATAAAATATACATATAACCATAAGGGCAGTAGGGTTATTATTTACTTTCTTCTCCTCTCTATCTCTTTTATCCATTACAACCATTACAGAGCCATTCGCCATTGGCAATTCCTGTAATGCTCCCAGCATTCCACAGCAGGCAAGTAACGTAACACTCACCCGATGTCCTTCGCCGCTTCACGCAATTCACGCGCTGCGTCGAGCCGCTCGTTGTGCACCCAGGCCCGAAAAACCTCCCCATCGCGCCTAACCGTGGTCACTTCGTACCCCTCCGCCCGCAGGACATGCGTTACACGCAGTTCATCTTTTCGTGTAATGTTTTGCACGTTCACGTTCAAAGCGCTCTGCAACACGTGGTGAACCCGCAGCGGGAAGTCCCCTTGCCGCACCCCTTCCACCTCGCCAAACGCCTCTTCATTGAGCCATCCGACCACCACGTCGTGCCACGAGTCCTGCACCTTGAACCGGCTGTGCTCCGCACGTGCCAGGCGCTCCGCGTCCTGCCACTGCACGCCTGGCAGCGCGTTGCCCTTGTTGCTCTTGTTGCCCTTGTGTCCGTGCTTGAAGATGTGCGCCCCCTCGGCCCATAGCTGTTCGCAGTCCCTGCGCAGCGCTTCGATGTCCGTCCTGCCCACCTCCATCGGCAACCAGCGCCGTTCCCCTGTGCTGTCGGCCAGAAACTCGTCTTCGTTGGTGGTGCCCAGGCAGATGAAGCGCCGGGGGAACTTCGTGCTGAACTCCTTGAACTTCGGCACCCACTCTTCGTGCGTGCGTGACACCCACGACTTGATGGCCCCGTGCTCGCGGCTGTTGAGCCCCTTCAATTCGCTGATCTCCACCACCATCGCGCCACGCGTCATGCGCGCCAGCGCGTCGTCAGGCTTGCCCAGGTCGATCTCTTTGAACGCGTCAGCGTGCGGGGCCATGGCCTTGATGCCTTCGGTCTTCACGGTGCCCTGTTCGCTCTTCAGGATCACGGCCATGTCTGCCTTCACACCCGGCACCAGAGCGCGGCCGGCGAGCGCGGACCACGTGTACAGGCCCACCGCCTGCGTGTACGGGTTGTTGACCGCGCGAAAGTACGTATGAAAGAACTCGCGCACGCGCTCCACTCCATCCCACTGCAGACTCTCCACCCAGGTGGTCGCGCTGTCCATCTGGTTGTGCGCTGCCACGTAGTGCACCGCATCGCGGATCAGTTCGCGGCTGATGTCCTTGAAGTTCGCGCCACCCTCGCTGAATGGTTTGATCAGGTGGATGCGCAACTGCACATAGTCGTGATCCCTGAACGGCCGCCAGTCGAGCGCATCGCCGGGGGTGGCCCACACGATCTCGTCCTTGAAGTTGTCCCACGCAATGCGCATGCCGCACTGGTCATCGCGCGCAAGGGCCAGCGCCAGGTTGCTGATGGTGGCCAGCACCATGCCGTTGGCCTGGCGCGCATAGTTTGGTGCCGGTGGCTTGGCCACTGCCTTCGTGCCATCAGACGCCACCACAGCGCGCCCTGTCAGGTCTTCGAACTCGCCCTGCATCACGCCGATGGCGTCAAGGAAGTCACCGTCGAGCCGGCCGGCGCAATGCGCGTGCAGGCATTTGAAGTGGCCACGCTCGAAGCCGCCCACGCCTGCAGGGAAATACTGCGTGGCAGTTTCGTCGCTGTCCACCGTATGCTGGTCGGACCACGGGCAGTCGATGTTGATGCGTCCGTCCGGGGTCCATGAGCGCACCCAGCCATTGCCCTCCAGAAACGCCGTGGTGTCGTCGATGGTGGCGTTGGCTGCCCTGGCCACTGACGGCCGCGCCAAGCCGTTCCTGGCCACGCGCTCGGGCTCGATGCCGTAGGTGTCCTGCAGCGCCTGCCACACGACACCGAACTCCGCTGGTGACAGGTCGGGCACTGCGTCAGGCAAGCCGCCCTTCCACTCGTACCGCGCACCGCTGGTGTGGGTGCCAACAGCGATGAACTGCTGGCCATTGGCCAAGAACTCGATTGCACCGTGGGCCGTGTGGATGATGCGCTTGACGAACTCACCGGCCATGCGAAAGATCAACAGGCATTTGCCGCTATTGCTTCGATAGCGCATCGGCAGTTCGCCGGTCAGCATGAAGATCAGGGCCACGATGCCGTCGACCACCTTCTGATCGGCAATGTCAAGGTCGATGGCACGGATCACGCGGCACTGAATGCAGATGCCCAGGCGCTGGTCCTGGCTCCACCGGCCGATCTCGCCGTCACGTGTTTGCTTCTGCGTCCACTCAGGTATTCCCACTGCCTGATCGTTGCGGTTGAACATGCTGGGGGTCTTGCCCAGCGCCTTCATGTTTGACTTCGGGCTGATGGCCGCCTGCAGATCAGACACCACCGGCAACAGGTCGGCCGTGAGGCCAAGCCGTTGCCAGTGCGCCCAATCCGCAGCCAGTGCGCCCGGCTGCGTTGTATCGGGCATGCGTGATCAGCCTTTTGCGATCTGGCACGCCTTCGCGTACTCACAGTTGCGGCAGTCGGTGTTCATGTCCGTGCGGGTGACCACCGGCAGCTTGGGATTCTTCGCGCGCATGGCCACGATGGCGCGCTCGATGCGCGCCGCAAGGCTGGGCCGCGCCTCGCGCGAGTGCTCGCTGGTGGCGTTGCTCAGCACGTACAGGTACGGCCGCGTGGTCTTCGCGCGCCGGGCAAGTTCCTGTTGTTCCTTGGTCGATGCCTGCTGCATCCACTGCTTCAGTTTGTTCACTGTGGGGGTCCTTCCATGGGTGAAAATGTTGGGCAAAATGTACGCCACTGTAGCAGATGCGATACGCGTACCGCAGTTGCGAAAATGCAACGCAAATACCTGTTGACAGGTTTTTATCGCACATGAGAGAATTCAGTCATCAACAAACCAACCGGAGAAAACAGAATGGCACTTCGCAAGATAGGTTCGTGGACCTTCGGAAACGCGGTAGCCGTTGCTTACCGTGACGCCGAAAATGACGAGTATCAAGTGCAGGTAAAGGTCGGCGGTGGACCGAAGGTCATCGGCACCTATTTCACCGACGACCGCAACGACGCAATGCAGACCGCGCAACACATGGCGCGTCAAGCCAACACTTCGAAGGGGAATTGATCATGGGTGCAGGGGTATCACAGCAAGTTCTCAACCGTGCGGCACTAAAGCGTCTGCGCGCGTTGCAAGCCAACATCAACGCGGTCGGCCACCTGCCTCCAGCGCGCTACATCCCTGCAACACGCAGCGCATATGGTCGCGTGCTGGTCGGCAACGTGGCGTTCAGCATCAGCCTGCTGCGCGCGTCCAACGGCGAAGCGTGGATGAACCTGATCGCCACCACGGACGGCGGCCAATTGTGGAACACGAAGCCGATGGGCGCGCTCGATCTGGCGTGGGCATTGGCTGTTTTGAAGGGGAATTGATCATGCGCACCTACCAAGCGTTCTACAACGGCAAGACCGTTGAACTGCAAGCCGAATCCTTGTACGCCGCGAAGCTCGCAGCGATCCGCGCGTTGAACGTGCCGAAGAGCAAGCAGGGTTTGCTGGCCGTGGTGCTGGCCGACGTTCCGGTCGCAACCGCAGCGCTCTGAAAATAATTCTTGCACGTGCAATAAAATCTGTGCCATAATTTCCTCACCCCGTTAACTCAACCGCCAGGAGCTACCAGCATGAACCAAGCAACCCGCCGCCAAATGATGGAAGCCATTGGCACCGCCATGGACAGCGGCGCACCATTCTCGTGGGTCAACAACGAACCGGGGCGAGGAACACACGCCCGTGACGTGCAACGCGGCGTGTACCTGCGCTTCACGCAAGAAACCTTCGGCTACTATCTGGCGCGCCAGGCCGACCAGCGCGCCATGCGCGCAGCACTCTACGCCCGCTCCCCCGGTCTGGTAGACCCCATCGGCGTCTGATTGTTCTGTCTGCCCTGCGTGCAGGGCAGGCGGGCTCAATCCGAGTCACACCAACTTTCAAGGATCACCGCAATGTCTACTCTCATGCACGCCAACCGCCAGTGGGCCACCCGTCCTGATGACGAGCGCTTCGTCTCCCTCGTCGATATGGACAACCACTTCCGCCACCTGCGCTCCATCAGCAAGGCCGCCGTCGTCAGCACCCGCGCCATCAGCCTGGTGCCGGACGCCGACAACAAGGGCCTGCAGATCGTCGGCAGCGCTGGCGTCGGCTACGCCCCCACGCACCAGGCCTTCGGCCAGCTCGCCACCCTGGCTGGCGCCCCGGCCGGCTACCTGCGCACGTTGCCCAGCCCCCTGGCCGCCGATGCCCTGAACTACGGCCTGCGCTTCAACCGCCAGGCCGAGGACGTGGGCCTGCTGCTCACCCGCAACGGCGACAGCGTGCTGCGCGCCGCCACCGGCCCGAACTACGGCCGCATCTGGAATCAGGAGGTCACCACGGCGCTGGTCAACGCCTTCGGCGACGGCGTGTCGGGTGACGGCTTCCGCGTGCCTGGCGAGTTCGGCAAGCGCGTGACGGTCACCAAGGACAACACCACGCTGTTCGCTGGCGACCGCGACATGTTCGTGTTCCTGGCCGACGAAAACAACCGCATCGAAATGGCCAACCGGCGCGACGGCAAGGCCGGCAGCCTGGCCCGTGGCTTCTTCGTGTGGAACAGCGAAGTCGGGTCGACCACCTTCGGCATCGCGTCCTTCCTCTTCGATTACGTGTGCTGCAACCGCATCGTGTGGGGCGCGCAGGAATTCAAGCAGGTCACGATCCGCCACACGCGCTCGGCACCGGATAAGTGGATCGAGGAAATGAAGCCCGCCCTGCTGTCGTACACCAACAGCAGCACGCAGTCGGTGACCCGCGCAATCGAAGACGCGCGCAGCAAGCGCATCAGCGGCGACAGCTTGGACGACTTCCTGGCCAACCGCTACAGCGCCAAGATGGCCACCGCCGTGAAGGCCGCCTTCGACGCCGATGAAGGCCGCCCCATCGAAACGATGTGGGACGTGGTGACCGGTGTCACAGCGTATGCTCGCGGCATCGTCAACCAAGACCAGCGCGTGGCCCTTGAACGCGACGCCGGTAAGCTGATGGCCTAACCCCGGCCGGGCCTGCTACAGCAGGCTCCTGAATCGAGCGCTCACGTCGAGCGCTCAGCACAGGAGAAGATCATGTACAGAGGATGGAAGATAGACCACAACCCCGGCCGCCCGGTCACGGGGGTGTGGATGGCCAGGCGCTATGGTGTGACGCTCAGCGCCGGTACGCGCCCCGCGTTGGAGCGGATGGTCGACGTTCACATGGCTGGTGACCTTCGCAGCACCGCGCGCCGCAACGACGCCGATGAAGCGATGGCCACGGCAAACGCGGCGCTTGCTGTCGCCTCGGTGGCCGTGTCGTTGGCGTTGGCGTCCCACGACGAGCCCAGCACGCCGGCCCCAGCGCCAGACGTATCGAGCGGTGGTGGTGGTGGTGGCGATTACGGTGGCGGTGGCGCGTCTTCGGAGTTCTGACAATGAACACCCCGACCAATCCCTTCCGCCTTCAGGACTTCCGCCTGCTGCGCCGGCCGTGCAAGCGCTACAACACGTCGCCCGTGGAAACCCAGCACTCCACCAGCGTTCTGGTCCACGGTGCGCACACGACCTACGCGCCGGGAGGCCGTGGCGCTGCCATCGGCGATGGGTGCTACCGCACCCGACCCGCGCACGGTAACGGGAACAATTGACAGGCCATTTATTGCATGTGCTATAATTCAGTCTGGCAATTAATTTAACCCCTTCAGGAGAATCGCAATGTCCTACATACTCAACATCGGCCTGGCCCGCGAAGGCCTGCCCAACCTGCAACTGTCCCGTGTGCTCGATGAAGTGCGCAACGCCGGGTTCAACATCGAGTCCGCAACGCGGGTCGAGTCCGACACTGAAGCGACCGTCGTGCTGACCGTCACCAACGGCTACAGCTTCACGCCGCTGGCCATCCGTGCGTCCAACCTGGCGCTGGAACTGCAGCAGGACTGCATCGCCCTGTACGACCCGGCAGGTGCCCGCACGGGGCTGTACGGGCCGCGCGCTGCAGCGTGGGGCGACTTCAACCCTGAATTCTTCTTCATGCCGAACCGCCAGCGCCTGGCGCAACCGGCCTGATTGTTCTGTCTGCCCTGCGTGCAGGGCAGGCGGGCTCAATCCGAGTCGTAACCGAAGGATCACACATGGCAATCAAGGACCCCGGCGACGCGCGCCTGACGCATCGCATAGTCGTCGACAGTGGGCAGTGGGCGAAGGGTAAGACCCTGGCGCTGGCCCGCGCGCAGTTCAAGGCAATGCACAGCGGGCGTAATCTGTCTCGCGCGCAAGTGTGGGCCGTCACTGAAAGCACGACCATCACCGAGCACGGCCAGTTCCGTGGCGACAAGGCCACATGGGTGGCACCGGAGCGGCTGGACCAGTAGCCTTTTTACAACACTTGCGGGAAACCGCAAGTGCTACAATTTCCACTTCAATTAACCACCAAGGATTCAACATGAGCTACCAAGGTCATCTGCCTGACGGCAGCAGCATCCAGCGCCACAGCGCCGGCACCCACTACCCCTTCATCGTCGGCAAGCAAGAAGGCCAGCTTCGCCCGTGGTTCGTGATGGACCCTAGCGGCACGGTCATTGATCGTCAGGTCGAGTGTGCCGTGGCGTACGCCAACGCTGAGCACTTCGCCAAGCAGCGCCGCGACGCGCAGGCCCAGCGCGCTGCCGAGTTCAACGCCCGCATGGCCCCTGGCGGCTGGGGCGTGGTCTGACTGTTCTGCCTGCCCTGCGCGCAGGGCAGCCGGGATCATTCCGATCCGCTTTCCATCAACTGAACCTGAAAGGTTTTCCATGTCTCTCGAACAAGCACTGGCCGACAACACGGCCGCCCTGGCTGCGCTGACCGCCGCCGTTCTGGCCACCACCAAGCTGGCCCCCTCCGCTGGCCAGGAAGCCAAGGCCGAAACGTCGAAGGCCGACAAGCCGGCCGCCACCGCAGGCAAGGCCACCGGCACCAAGACCAAGACCGAGCCGGCCGCCACCGGCATGACCGCTGAAGAACTGACGAAGGCCATCGTCAAGGCTGTCGGCGCGACCGACAAGGAAACGGTGCTGGGCATCCTGAAGAAGGACTTCGGTGTCAGCGCAGGCAAGGAAGTGACCGACCCGGCCGTGCGCCAGGAGATCGCCGAAAAGCTGGCCGCGCTGTCCTCGTCCGACGACTTGGGCTGATCCAGTGAAGCACGGGGTTCCCTTCAGGGCAGCGGCCATGATGGCTGCTGTCTTGGCCGCGATGGCGCAATCCTTCGGGGCAGGAACCTCGGCCTTCAGCGCGGCAGCCGCAAAGCTGCCCGCGTACAGGGGCCGGGGGAAACACCGGGCTCGCCACCACGACCGTGGTGGCACCCGCCGCGCACAGCGCGCCGCACGCAAGACCCGCAACATCAAGCGCTTCAAGGCGCAAGCAAGGGGATGAAATGAGTCACGAGAAATCCGCCCTTGGTCAAGCCATTGACCAGGCAACCGCAGCGAACGAAACGGCACAGCCTGTGCTGTTGACGTTCGACCCGCAAGCACGCGGCGAACTGCTGCACCACTACACCGGCCTGGCGATGGCTTCGCTGATCGAGCCTGGCCGGTTGTCTCCCCGTACGGCGTTCATCGCCGCTGCGGCCGACGAAGCCGTGCGCATCGCCAACGAACAGATCATGGCGTTGGAGCGTTTCTACACCCTGGCCCATGCGGGAGCACGCGGCCATGGCTGAAGTGCGCAAGATACCGGACGGCCGGCACGCCAACTACAGCGCCAGCCCTGGCTTCATGGTGCTGTCCATGGACGCCATGAAGCCGGTGCCCAGCCAGCCTGCTGCCGAAGGCACGGTGGCCCACCTGATAGCGGCCGAATGCCTGTCGCTCGGGGTGACCGCTGAGTCGTACATTGGCCAGCAGTTCGAGTCGGACGGCTTCACCTTCAAGGTGGACCGCGCGATGGTCGAGCACATTCAGGTCTACCTTGACAACGTGGGCGAGTACGCTGCAGGGGCCGAAGTGCTGGTCGAAGTCGAAGTCAACTACTCTGCGGTCTTGGGCGTGCCCAAGGACCAGGGGTGGGGCACGTCCGACGTGTGCATCGTGCGGGACAACGAGATCGGCGTGCACGATCTGAAGTTCGGCCGGGGCGAGGATGTTGACGCGACTGACAACGATCAGATGATGCTCTATGCGCTGGGCCTGCTGGACGCCTACGGCGACCTGATGGGCTTCAGCGACGACACCAAGGTGGTGATGGCCATCCACCAGCCACGCATCAAGCGTGCGCCGAAGGAAGCGACCTGCACCGTGGGTGAACTGAAGGCATTCGGCGAGCGCGCGAAGCTGGCGGTGCACTCCACCAAGGCCGCCATTTGGGGCTACGCTGCATGGAAGAACGACGGCCGCAGTGCCGAAGGCTGGAAGCGCTTCGAAGGCGAGTACCTGAAGCCTGGCGAGAAACAGTGCCGCTGGTGCCCGGCGAAGTCGGGGTGCTCTGCCGTTCGCAACGTCGTAGCGAAGACCGTGATGGCCGCCGAACCGGTTGGGCCTGAAGAGTTCGAAGCCGTCAAGTTCGTGCCGAAGAAGCACATCGACGTGACCGACAACGAATGGCTCGCGGCAAGCCTGGCGCAGGCCCCGTTGATCGAGGGGTGGCTGAAGGCGCTGTACGTGGCGCGCGACCAGCGCATGCAGGCTGGCCAGCACATCCGGGGCTACAAGCTGGTGACCGGCCAGCAGGGCGACCGCACATGGACTGATGCCGTGGCGGTCGAGCACTACCTGAAGACCGGCATTCGCCTGCCAGACCAGCACGTGTACTCGCGCAAGCTGGTGTCCCCTGCGGGCGCAGAAGCATTGACCAAGGGGGATGACCCCTTGATCGGTGAAAGGCAGTGGAAGAAGCTGCAGGACATGATCAAGCGCGCGGACGGCAAGCCGACCGTGGTGCCTGAGTCCGACCCGCGACCGGCTATCGAGGTCAGGCCAGTCGAGGAAGAGTTCGATGACCTGTCGCAACAGATCGCCGACGACATCGGCTGATCGCAACACTGAAAGACTGAACCATGAAAATCAAAATCGTAGGGGCACGCCTGGCGTTCCCGGTCCTGTTCAACCCCGAACAGTTTCAAGGCGAAGGCGAGGAAATGTATTCCTGCGCGCTGCTGGTCGGGCCGAAGCGCAACGTCGAGGTGTTCGTCGGCGAACCGCGCGACGGCGGAGGCATCACCTACAGCAAGAAAATCGGCCTGGCCGACGCGCTGGAACAGGTGGGCAAGGCCAAGTGGAACGAGAAGTGGCCCGGCATCAAGAAGGTGGCAGAGTCGAAGGACTTGAACTGCCTGCACGACGGCGACACCAAGGAAGCGTACGCCGGCTTCGCTGGGCAGTTCTTCGTGTCCTGCCGTTCGCAAGCCGCCGCGCGCCCGAAGGTGGTCGACGTGAACGGCTCGCCACTCACGCAGCGCGACGGCCGCATCTACGCTGGCTGCTACGTTGTCGCGCTGGTCGAACTGTGGGCGCAGGACAACAACTTCGGCAAGCGCATCAACGCGCAGATTCGCGGTGTGCAGTTCCTGCGCGATGGCGACGCCTTCAGCGGATCGGCACCGGCCGCTGATGACGAGTTCGACGACGTGTCCGCTGGCGCTGACGCCGACGACATCGGCTGATATTCAGCAGGACCGGGGTAATCCTAGCTTCGCTTCACCCACGAGGTAAAAAGCCTTTGCATCGGACACGATGGCTGCCTGCACGGATGTGACTGGCCATCGTGTCTTAGACGCCGCGCCCCGGTGGTGACCATCTGGCGGCGATGCAAGGGAACGGGTGGTGTTTGATTCGTGGCCTGGCGCGCAGGTCGCGGGCTAGTCACCGAAGGTGCGCAGTCTGACTAACGGCACCGGACTAGGCCACGATTCAAACACTCAAGGAACACAGTGACTACCCTCTACGCCGACACGGAAACCTACAGCGAAGTCGACCTGAAGCGCCACGGCACGCACCGCTACGCTGATGGCGCTGAAGTCATGCTGTTCGGCTATGCCATTGACGATGGTGAGCCCCAGGTGTGGGACCTGACAACCGGCGCACCGATGCCTGGCGATCTGGCCAACGCGATATGGGACGACAAGGTGGAAATGGTTTGGCAGAACAGCCACTTCGACCGTACCGTTCTGCGCAAGGCACTTCGCCTGAAGCTGCGCATAGGCCGCATCCACGACACCATGGTGCATGCGATGGCGCACAGCCTGCCGGGTGGGCTGGACAAGCTGGGCCACATCCTGCAGTTGGATGAAGACCAGCGCAAGGACAAGCGCGGCAAGGAACTGATTCAACTGTTCTGCAAGCCGCGCCCGAAGAACGTGAAGCTGCGCCGCGCAACCAGCGCCACGCACCCGGTCGAGTGGGAAGAGTTCAAAGCCTACTTGCGGTCGGACGTGATCGCCATGCGCGCCGCGCGTAAAAAGTTGCCGGTCTGGAACTTCAAGCCTGGCGGTTTCGAGCGCCGGCTGTGGGAGTTGGACCAGAAAATCAATGATCGCGGGTTTGCCGTGGATGCAGACCTGGCAAACGCCGCCATCGAAGCCACCAGGCAGGCCCAGGAGGCGTTGCGCGGCCGGGTGCAGGCCGACACCCTCGGAATCGTCGAAAGCGCCACACAGCGCGATGTGATGCTGCGGTTCATCCTTGAAGCCTACGGCGTGGACTTGCCCGACATGGCAGCCGACACGCTCAAGCGCCGGATGGAGGACCCCGAACTACCTGACGGCGTGCGCCAGTTGATCGCCATCCGGCTCGAGGCAGGCATGGCCAGCAGCGCGAAGTACAAGGCGCTGATCAACTGCGTGTCGCCGGACGGCCGGCTGCGCAACACCTTGCAGTTTGCTGCAGCCTTGCGCACGCAGCGCTGGGGCGGGCGCATCTTCCAGCCGCACAACATGAAGCGGCCCGATCCCGACTTCAAGAAGGAAGCCACGCTCAACGCCACCATCGACGCCATCAAGGCCGGGTGCCTTGAACTGGTCCACGATGAACCGATGCGCGCCCTGGCCAATGTCGTGCGCGGGTGCGTGATCGCACCGCCACACAAGAAGCTGGCCATCGCCGACTTGTCCAACATCGAAGGCCGGTTCCTCGTGTTCCTGGCCGGTGAAGAGTGGAAGCTGCAGGCGTTCCGCGACATCGACAAGGGCATCGGCTCGGACATGTACAAGGTGTCGTACGCGCGAGCGTTCAACACGACACCGGATCAGGTCGACGACTACATGCGCCAGATCGGTAAGGTGATGGAACTGGCCATGGGTTACGAGGGCGGGGTCGGTGCGTTCCTGACGTTCGCTGCGGTCTACAACATGGACCTTGATCTGCTGGCCGATGCCGTGTGGGCGACAACCGATCAGGCTGCGCTGTTTCAGGCTGAACAGATTTGGAAGTGGACGCTGAAGAAAAAGCGCAGCACGTATGGCCTGACGCAGCGCGTGTGGATCGCATGCGAGGTGCTGAAAACCAAGTGGCGCGACGCGCACCCCGCCGTGGTCAAGCTGTGGAAGAAGGCACGTGCGTCGGTGGCCAATGCCATCGCAAATCCTGGCGTGCCGTTCGCCATTGGCGAGCACATGAAGGCGCAGCGCGACGGCGCATGGTTGCGCATCCGTCTACCCAGCGGCCGTTGCTTGTGCTACCTGCACCCGGAGGTCAGCGAATTCGGCGACATCAGTTACATGGGTGTGAACCAGTACACCAGGCAATGGGCGCGCATCAAGACCTATGGCGGCAAGATCGTCGAAAACGGAACGCAGGCCGGCAGCCGTGACGTGCTGGCGCACAACATGCCAGACATCGAAGACGAGATCGGCCGGTGGACTGACGACGAAAACGACGGCATCATCCTGACGGTGCACGATGAAATCCTGACGCAGGTTCCAGAAGACGGCGCGTTCAACAGCGATGACCTGTCGCGCATGATGTCGCGCGTTCCGCCGTGGGCACCAGGCCTGCCGCTGGCGGCGAAAGGCTTCGAGACAACACGTTACCGGAAGGACTGACCATGGGCGATATTGCGGACTGGATGTTGGATCAGGCGCTGGACTACGGCGAGCGCTGGACTTACGAACGCGCGCCACGCAGTGCGCCGCGCTCCATCACCTGCACACGCTGCGGCCAGCGCAATCTGTGGTGGGCATCGAAGCACAACCGCAGCTACGAATGGCACCTCGTGACGCAAGCCGGCGACCCGCATGTCTGCGTCGTGCACGACAACGAGTTTGAGGACTTGACCAAATGAGGCAGATGTTCCCCGACATCGGCAACTGGCCACCCGCGCACCGGCCGCTGCACCCTGGCATCGCGCGCCGTCGCAAGGTCAGGCGCGCGAAGGCGGCGTGGTCCTCGTGGTCGGACATGCGCATGTTGACAAGCTGGGCGAAGGCCATGTCGGTGTTCCACCGCGAGCCCTACGTTGTCGACCACATCGTGCCGTTGTCGTCGCCGAAGGTGTGCGGCCTGCACTGCAGCGCGAATCTGCAGGTGATCCCGAAGCATGTGAACGACAGCAAGGGCAACGCGTGGTGGCCCGACATGCCGTGCGAGCCTGGCCGGTTGTTCTAGCACATGCTACAATTTCCAGATGGGCAGGGACTACTCGTACAAGGTGGACTGGCTGCGGTGCGACATCTGCCGCACCAGGCGCTCTTCGTTCATGGCGCTGCTGGTGCACCGCAAGGCGCACCCGGAGTGCAAGCCGTGCGAGTGCGGCGGCTACCACTTCAAGCACCGGCCGGGGTCGCCGTACTGCTACAAGAATCCCAACGCGGAACTGCGCCACGCGTTGAGGGCGTGCGAGGATGACGAAGCCATCATCGACACGCTGATCGAATGGGCGCTTGACGGTAAGGGTGTGGCCACCAACGGTCCATGCCCGTTTTAGGAGAATGACATGGCAGTATCTTCCCCCATCTACAACGCGCCAGCGGCCGTTGCATCGAACGCGCAGGCGTTGGCTGAACTGAAGCTGTGCGAGATCGTGTTGCGCGCGACGCAACCGAGCACGGTGCTGAACAGCCTGGACGTGGCACGCGCGGCCGTGCGTGCGGCCATCGCTGACCTGGCGGCCGTCGTTGAACTGTCGAAGGGCGGTGCACTGTGAAGCCGCTGTTCTTGGACTGCCCGCCACGCTACACGCGCACGCAACGGGCGCAGGCCGACGACATCGGGTACGCGTGCAGTGTCATCGGCGTGCAGCGCAAGGGCGGCTACAGCCGCGCGTGGTGGGTGGCCATGATCCTGATCGCCCTGGCCACCGGCTGGGCGGTGACATTGTGATGTGCACCCTTGCATTCATCGCAGGCGCTGCGTGCGGGGTGTTCATCATGGCGCTGATCCAAGGCGGGTCAACACCATGAGCACGACGCCTACCCAACTGCGCAAGCAGTTGCAGGTGTACGAGCGCGCCGGCTTCAGCGTGGAGCGCATCGGGTCAACGAAGAGCGGGCACTTCAAGGCACGCTTCACCGGCATACAGCAGACCATCGTGCTGACACCGCACGCCAACGGCGACCCACGTGCCATGCAGAACAATCTGGCGCTGTTGCGCCGCCTATCGAAAAGGGTGCGGGCGTGAAAGCGGCAGACCTGGCTGAACTTAAACGCGCGATGGACAGGGACCTTCGTGCGCTGAAGCGCCGTTTGATCGTGGTCGAGAAACAACGGGACAGAGCAAAGGGCCGCGTGCGTGAATTGCAGGCGTATGTCACCAAGTACCAGACGGATAACGCCGCACTCAGAAGGGAGTTGCGAAATGCTTGAATCGAAAATCGAAGAGTACCTTGTGAAGAAGGTTGAAGCGCTCGGCGGTGAAGTGCGCAAGGTGCAATGGGTTGGCCGTGCCAATGCGCCGGATCGCGTGGTCATGCTGCCTGCCGGCAAGCTCAACTGGTTGGGGGTGTCGTGCATTTGGGTCGAGTTGAAAAACCCGGACACCATCAAGACCTTCCCCGCCAACGCACATGAGCGCGCCCAGGACCGCGAGCACGAGCGCATGCGCAAGTGCGGACAGATGGTGTTGGTGATCGGCACGAAACGACAAATTGATGGGACGTTTGTATGAACAAGAATCTTGGCATGACAGAGTACCGCGTGTGGCCAGACGGCACCGTGCAGGAAACCAGCGAGCCCCCGTACACGTGGATGTCGGACGACTACTCCACGGTGTGGGCCATCGACGAAGGCGACGCGCTGGCAAAGGTGCTGGGGATGCCACGATGAACTACTGGCCCGGCACCACCATCCCGAAGTCCGAAGGCAACGCGTTCGATCTGCGCCTGGCCGGCGTGCTGCTTGCACATCTGCAGAAGTCGCAGGTCAAGGCGGAAGCAGGCATGAAGGGCGCACAGGCGCAGCAAAACAGGATGCCCGATGGCTCAGCGCAAAAAGTTTGAGCCGCGCGCCTACACGTCGTTGGCCGTCGACTTCCTGGCCAACACGCCACGGTGCATGCTGCTTGCGCGAATGGGCATGGGCAAGACCGTGATGTGCGCCACTTTGCTGGACATCCTCTACAACGTGGACGGCCAGACGGAACCGACGTTGATCCTTGCACCGAAGCGTGTGGCGCAAACCACCTGGCCAGACGAGATCGCAAAGTGGGATCACCTGCGCGGGCTGGACATCGCCGCTGCCATCGGCACCCCTGAAGAGCGCGCGGCAGCCCTGCGCCGTGACGTGCCTCTGCACACGATCAACTACGACAACCTGCCCTGGCTGATGGATCACCTGAAGGGCCGCTGGCCGTATCGCCGCGTGATCCCCGACGAATCCACGCGGCTGAAATCGTTTCGCGTGAAGCAAGGCAGTGTGCAGGCTGGCGCGCTGCGCGAGATCGCGCACAGCAAAGTGCGCGAGTGGTGGAACCTGACCGGCACGCCGTCGCCGAACGGGCTGAAGGACTTGTGGGGCCAGATGTGGTTCGTCGACAAGGGCGAGCGCTTGGGCTATAGCTACGACGCGTTCCAGTCGCGCTGGTTTGGCTTCAGGCGCGTACGCGATGCGCTGTCGCACAAGGTCGAGATCAAGCCGGTGATCTTCCCGTTTGCGCAGGAACAGATTCAGGCCGCCATGACGGACGTGTGCCTGACGCTGGACCCGAAGGACTGGTTCAACCTGCAGGAACCAATCGTCACGCGCGTCGAGGTCGATCTGCCACCGAAGGCCAGGTCGCACTACGACGACATGGAAAAGGAAATGTTCACCAGGCTCGAAGGCTTCGACATCGAAGCGTTCGGGCAAGCGGGCAAGACGATGAAGTGTCTGCAGTGCGCCAACGGCGCGATGTATGTGGACAAGACCGCGACCGAATGGAAAGGCGTGCACGATGCAAAACTTGAAGCCCTTGAATCAATCGTCGAAGAAGCGGCCGGTGCGCCCGTATTGGTGGCCTACCATTTCAAGTCGGACCTTGCCCGCCTTCAGCGAGCATTCCCTGCAGGCCGGCATCTGGACACTGACCCTGCGACGGTACGTGATTGGAACGCCGGTAAGGTTCCGATTCTCTTTGTCCATCCGGCGTCGGCCGGGCATGGGCTGAACCTGCAGGAGGGCGGCAACATCCTTGCGTTCTTCGGCCACTGGTGGGACCTTGAGAAACACGATCAGATCATCGAGCGCATCGGGCCGATGCGCCAGTACCAGGCCGGCATCGACCGTGCTGTTTTCATCTACTACATCGTGGCCCGCGACACGGTGGACGAGGTGGTCATCGACCGCCACGTCAGCAAGCGCGGTGTGCAAGAGGCGTTCCTCGCCTACATGAACCGAAGGAAGAAGCGATGATTGGTTTTAAGTTCAGCCCGATCACGGGCACGCAGGTGAAAGAAGGCACCACAGAAACCGACTACCGTGTGTCGGCGTTCACCGACCGCGAGTGGCTGTTCAATCCGTGGACTGGCAAGCAACGCAGCGACCACGAGTTGAAGGCAGACCCGCAGGGGTATGACATGTGCAAGGCTGCGTCGCGCAACGACCCACTGCGGCAGCACGTGGGTGACGACTTTGATGAACCACGCATGTTGCGCCCTGGCCCTATCGTGGTCGGCGAACCCAGCGCGATGATCACCCATCACCCGCAGACTGGCGAAGAAGTCGTGTACGTGCACGCAGGTTGTTTGGAGTTGAAGATTCATGGCGCGTGCACGAAGGACGCCATGTTGAAGCTGTACAACTTCGTCGGCGGTGTGCTGGACAACCGGAAGTTCGACTAGAATCCGCGCTCTCTGCGTGTAGCTCAGCCCGGTCAGAGTTCTCGGCCTGGAACCGAGGGGTCGTAGGTTCAAATCCTACCGCGCAGACCAGTTTTGATTCAGGCCAGCCATCTACTGGAGGTGGCGGCAGTTCTTGCCCCAGCCTGTACGCGCCGACCCGGTGGCGACAAGGCGGGATAGGCTTAAGTCCGAGGTGCCATCGAAACACCTGCGGCCTGGATCAATCCAGCATCCTGGCTTCCACCTCACGGCGGATCACAAGGCCCGGCAGCTTCACCCCTCCCCCGTAGACCCATTTGCGCAGTTCGGTCTGCGCCCCGCGCCAGTCTTTGGCGTTGACCTTTCGGCGCAGCGTGCTGCCCGCAAGGCGGGTGGCCCCCAGGTTGTACGCAAAATCGGCGATTGCAGCCGTTTTCGCCTCTCCATGCCGGGGTAGTACCGGGCACAGCTTGATCGCAGCGCCTACGAAGCGCTGGGCGTCTTCCTGCATGCGTTGCTCTGCACGTTCAGCCGTCCACTGCACGCCAGGGGTGACATCCGGCCCGGTCGACCCGTATCCGCAGGTCCAGACCCCGGCAGGGCACAGGTAGGCTTTGAGCCGCAGGCCTTCGAACCTGCGGATCAGCGCATGCAGCAGGTTCATCGCTGGCGCAAGGTGCGGTCGAGGAACCAGTAGCTGGTCATTGACAGCACGAGCGACTGGTCGAACGTGGTGAACGAGTTGGCCACGGCCTGCACCGCGCCCGTGCCGGCGTCGATGGACAGCCACAACAACGACACCTTGTAGCCGGTGTACAGCACCAGGCAGTGCCAGTACGTCAGGATCGGGCGCACGCTGGAACTGAGCGCGTTGAGCGCGTCCACGAACGCGTTGCCGGTTGCGGTGACCGGTGCCTGTGGCTTCATGGATTCGACCAGCGCCTGCGCCCATGCAACCTGCTCCGACGCGTTGGCCGTGGCGTGCGTCTTGTCGATGTCGAGTTTCGCGCGTGCCGCGTCGATCTCAAGCTGCAGCCGGGTCATGCGCACCTCGTGGTCCTGGTCCTTCTTCGCAGACCACAGCTTCAGAAACTCAGGCACCAGGCGAAGGCCGCCACCCAGCAAAAGGCTCAGCAGTTCAAGCATGTCGTTTCTCCTTCAGGGTTTCCACCCGTGGTTCTTGGCGTAGTCGATGAGCAGGTAGCCGACGCCGACAACGGCTGCCCACACCAGGCCGCCGAGTGTCTTCTCGATGATGGCCTGGCGCAGCTTGATGCTCTGCGCTTCGCGCTGGATCGCAAGGCGAACCCACTGTCGTTCCTCGTCGGTCAACGGCTTGTGGGTTTCGTTGATGGCGCAAACGATCTCTGCCACCAGTTCCTTGTTGGTGGTTCGCTGCACCCGGCGCTCGGGGCCGTCCCACATGCGCGGGACATCGGCGCTCTCTTGCCGGTATGAGTCGTCGAAGTTGCGGGGCATGTGCAAGGCCTTTCAGGTTACGTCGAAAACGATACCGTAGACCGATGCGCTGTCGGTGTACGCCACGAGTTTTTTGGTGGCAGTCAGAGACGCCGCTGCCGGGTAGGTGAGTGGGCTCGGGTTGTCACGCACGACAACGCGTGAGCCCAGCACCGGGCCAGCGCCTGACGCCTGCAACGGTGTCGATGCCAGGTCTTGGTTCGGTGAATCGACTGTCACGACCAGCATCCCCGAAGCTGTAACGCCAGACACGTCGAAGCATTGCGCGCTACCAACGAGCGCGTTCGCTGTCGACGCAGCCACACCGCCGACAGGCGTGAACAGCCCGCCAGCAATGTCGTACTGCATGGCTGTGAAGACGCCGCCCGCGTTTGG